AACCAGGCACGGCACGTTTAAGATGCTTGACCTTCTGTTCAGGAGTCAGTGGATTCTTCTTAGCATCATGTGTACCGGTAGTCAGGATCTTATGATCGGCACCTTCCTTCTTGGCGGCATCCATCACATGCTTGACAACCATGGCATGACCAGCATGCACAGGATTGAATCTGCCTTGGGTTATATGGATTGACTTCATAGTGATTTATCCTTATTGAAGTTCGCAGCCGAGAACTCGCGACGATCAACAAACTTAGTAGGACGATTGTGTCTTACTGCAACAAATCCCTCTGGCTTTGTTTTCTTACCATTAATTGTGTGTTCAAATTCAGAATTAGATGACAGCGTATTGGTTAATACATTCTTAGCCTTCTGAAGATGACGGTGCATCTGAAGAATACGATTGAAACCTTGGCGATTCTTTTGTACGTGATCTAAGTCTGCTTGGGCCAACGCAGTCTTTTGCGCCTTAGCCTTATCAGACTTTACGGTATCAATCTTCTTTTGATGAGATGCAGCCAAATGTTGGTTATAACCACTGATACTAGGATTGGTGCCATTGCGAATCGTGCTATTGATGTACGTCTTCAATGGAAGTTGATGTTGACCAACTGCACCAAATGCATCTTCCTTGGTCGCCTTATGCAACGTTGCTGCAGCTTTCATATGCTTAGCGAACTTTTGCTGATCCTTTGGATCATAATCCATCTTATCAAGAGGGTGTTCAGTAGAGATCAGATGGACATCTTTGTGCTTTTTAAATGATTTTAATTCAGGTGCATATTGCGCTTTCATATCCTGCATGGTCTTACCCTTGTATGCAGTATGAACAGCAACACCAATGTGAGAATTTAATGCGGCCTTGCCATGTTCCGAGTTCTTATCTGCACCATATGTGATCGTATTTGGCGTAAACTTTACCTTGCTACCATGGACCTGAACATCACCCTTAGTATGCATGATGTCACCTTGGTAGACACCCTTCTTAGGAGTCGTCTTAGGCAGGTGTTCCAGTGCAGCCTTCAGCTTCTCTACAAGACCAGGAGCGTGTCCATGGTTCTTCTCAATATCTTCAGGCGTGTAGTTGATCTTGGGATTCTTGTTGAATGCAGACTTAGTAGCAACGAAGAACTTACCATTCTCAGGATTAGTACCAAAGATAACCGAAGGCGAACCATCATACTTCATGGTCACCTTGGTTGCATTCTCCTTGCCGGTTAGGCGGTCATGCACATCCTTCAGGTTATGGTAAGCATGTGAGAAACCAGCCGAACCACCATGAATCACGTGGTCTTCGGCGTGTTCGAGATGCTTAAGCTTCTCTTCACTGGCTTCTTCTGCTAGGAAATCTTTAAATGTGGTCATTATGGGTTTCTCTTCATGCGATGCTTTTTAATTACATCAATAGCTTGTTTAATAGTCCTTTTTAAAAGTTTTCCTTCACCAGCTATAAGACGGATGTCTTGCATAGTAATAGGATTGCCCTTGTGGTCTACATGCTGTTCAGAGACAAAATGTTTAAATGTTTTCATCGTACTGTTTTTACCGATCCATCAGAATTTACAAAATACGCCTCAAACGTAATATCAGGATATTCATTCTTCAATGAAAGGAATGCATGAAGATTGCTAGGAGCATCGTCAAACAACCTAAGCTTTACGTAGTTTTTAGTATTTATATATTTCCGAAAGATGATCTTCTTGGCCTCAGCCGATGAGTCGATCTTGAGGTTGCCAGCCCGTTCAACATGGATCTGGTCGATAGGAAGACCATGGTCACGGAACGTCTGTAGGAAGATATCCTTGTTATCAAAATCGGCACGAGCGGTGCAGATGATCACGCGACTGTGTGGATTCTTCTTAGAGTTGGCAAATATGATCTTAGCCTTGGCAACCATGCGAGCAATCGGCGTCGATGTCTTACGAAACACCTCAGCGTTGGCAAACTCGCCATAGTCGTACGTTTCACCATCCTGCCGCTTGTAGGTATTGAACTCCTGGTTATCTAGCATACGGACAACCTTGCCATCCTTCATGACAGCAACCTTGGCCTTTGTATGGAACAGCGTCTCATCGATATCGAATATCGTAAGGGTACCTGCACCAATGAACTCTCTGAATCGTTTCTTTATCATGGTTCATCCTACAACGTTTTCGAAATAATGTACACTATAAAAAGCATGCCAGGTTCAAATTTTTTTCGATAATTTTAACCGACTTACCATCCACGGGAGCAATGTTGAACGGCGATTTTTTGGCAGATGGAATGCTAAATTGCATTTCAAACGTAAACTGGTAATTACCACCGCCTTTGTACTGAACGCGGGCTCTGTAAGTTGCATTTGCTGCTGTACCGAATCTTGGAACATCTTTAAACTTGAGCGGATTGCTTCTACCCATAAGATAGAATCCATGGGTTCCTACGTTTACATAATAAGTATCTTTCTTTACATAATAGTCTTCAATCTTTGTAGCAGGTATAGATCCTTTAATGTCTTTGAATAGAACTTTATCTCTTTCATACATTTCTCTATTAGACATATTACCAAAAAAAGCTTTCCATTCATCATCTTTATCACGTTTTGCTGGTTTTTCAGACCATTGTTTTTTAATAATATCAAATACACCTACTTCGTATGCTAGATCTTTAATGAATAATTTTTCATCATCAGTGGATTTAATATCTCCAAATTTCCATGGATTTTGTTTGTCTGAAGAATCATATTTTATGACAAGAGAACCTGCAGATGCTGCAGATATTTTAAGCTCGCAACCGGATGTTTTTCCATTTTTAGAAATAATAAGATCTGGTTGATCGTGGCCTGCACCCGCTGGCACAAAATTTTTAGGGACTATATTATACTTTTTTAATAAATCACTTGCATTTATCTCGTATTGAAAACCTTGTTGAGCGGCCATAAAATAACTCCTTTCGTCTATTTATTAGACAAAAGAAAACCGGCCCAAGTATTGCTACCGGGCCGGTTTGTATCAAAACTATAACAAAAATTTATTCATTAATTTTATGATTACTAAGATCTACATCTGGATTAATATGCTTTTTAGCATAGGCATGCACAACTTTTGGATCTTTGTGGCTAAGATGAATTACTGGATTGCCGCCGCCTGGGCCATCGTAAGTATGGACCTTTGCTTTAATTCCTTTTGAATTAGCATGCTTTACAAGCTTGTCAACCGCAGCATTGCCATGTTCACCAGAAACGTCAAATTCATATTTTGATTCTTTTAGAGCTAGAGAAAGTTCTAGGCCCTCATTGATTGAAATATTAGTAAACCCGCGCACTTTTTCTTTGTTGATTTGTTCAGAAATGTATTTTGCGTAGTTCTCAGTTGACATTAGTAATCTCCATAGTGGTAGGCTTTAATATGTTTTATTTATATTAAATCCAATCTGGAGTTTCACGGTTCTTCCACTTATGCATAGAGGCCTTACCATACCTATAGTAATTACGGTAGTTAGCAATAGGCTCATCGCCTATCTTGTATTGCACATCCATACACGAAGGCATAGGAGTCATATCCCACTCTTTAAGGTTCAGTGGAGGAGATGCAATGGGAACACCGAGCTTGGTTATAGTTGCGTGTTGCTTACCATAACGGTAAGTATACTCAGTGCCGAGAGCAAAGAGATGATCGACCAGCCAGTTATAGTTTTCCACTGCCTGTCTTGCCCAAATAGCACTTGGATGATTGATATGAGTAGCACTATAGAGAATGAAATCACGGTCATCATTTAGTTTGTATACCTTTTTCTTGCGTGCGCCAGATGTATCGATAAACATGACACCGTCAAGTACGCGATGAGCAGTGGATAGTAGTTGAGCAGTCTCAAGAATCATCTTGACAACATGCTTGTCTACCATCCACTCCGCACACTGTCGGGGATCTTCATGTAGATAGAAAATATTCAAAACCAATCCTTACCATTCAACATTTCATCACGTTCTTCATCAGTACTCTTATTAGTTATAATCAAATAGCTAGTTAATGTACACAACAAAATGATGAAGATGAAAAGATAATTATGGCTTGACATAACGATCATTTGTGCCTTTCCAGACCTTGATACCGGCTCCATCATATTCCCAGTCACGTTGGCTAGGATCGATTTCCTTTAATTCCGGATTCGGTTTGTTGTAATCGATTACATTGACCCATCCAAGTTTCTGTTCATCAGTCCAGTCTTTGAAGTGTGGGTTGTCCTCATCGTATAGACACAGATACTCTTTGGTATCAATCTCACGAGCAGATGTAATCATCTCATCAATATGAAGTTGTGAAAACTCATGAAATTTGCCATCAAAGTTCATGCTAACTTCATCCTTAGCGTGTTCAGCACACTCTGCCTCAACGACATAGCGCAGTCGGAATACGCTAATGGTTTCTACAAGATACTTAGGCATCGAAGGTGGGCAGTTCATCGAATTCTACGGTACCAGGAATCGAGTGCCAATCGATGACCTTTTCAATCGCCTTGATCATTTCGCCAATCTGCTTGCGATCTTCAGTTGGGTTAAAGTCAAACACTGCAGTCGTGCCCTTAATGTAGTCCTCAAGCAAACCAGAGCGAGTCTGAAAGAGTGTATCGACTACAATCTGGTCGACAGTTTCGTGGTCAAGTTCAATAGTATGCTTCATATTCATTCTCCTACCATTCAGGTCCAAAAGATTTGTCCGTTTTTTCATATACTTGAAACCAATCACATCCATATGCCGGACAAATATAGATGTTATCGGGAAGGTCATTGTCGTCTTTGGCGCCGCTTTCACCACAGATGAAGTAGATGCCACCAAGTTTTTCT